ATTGTCATTAGTGATTATAACAAAGGATATATTAGTTACGAGCTAATTGAAAGTCTGTTAAAGACATATTCGGGACCTATTTTCGTTGATACAAAAAAAACAGATTTGGCTAGACTGGAAGGATGTATTGTAAAGATCAATAGTCTAGAATATAGTTTAATTAAATCTTCTTGCACTGACTTAATCGTTACACTAGGCAAAGATGGTGCTAGATACAATGGCATAGTATATCCAGCAGCACCTGTAGAAGTATCCGATGTTACTGGTGCTGGCGATACTTTCTTAGCAGCGTTAGTATCAGAATATCTTACCCAACAAGATATTACCAAAGCTATACCGTATGCTATTCGAGCTGCTGGAATTACGGTTCAACATTTGGGTGTGTATGCACCAACATGGGAAGAAATAGAATGATAGTATTAACTGGCGCAGGCGGATTTATTGGTAGTGTTGTTTTAGGATATTTGAATCAACACGGACTCGATGATATTATTATATTTGATGATTTGCCAACGGGTGATCAATATAAGAATCTAGTAGGAAAAAAATATCGTTCTTTACACTCAACAGACGAAATGTTAATCGATCCATCGGGAATTGATTTTGTCATACACATTGGTGCTAATTCTAGTACGTTAGAAAAAGATTGGTCTAAGATTTATATAACCAATGTACACAGCACTCGCATGTGGAACAAATTTTGTTTAGAAAATAATATTCCTTTTATTTTTACCAGTACCGCTGCAATATACGGAAATGGAGCAGGCCCTCTCAATCATTATGCATTTAGCAAACAGGTAAGTGAAAACGAAATAACCGGAGTTATTCTTAGATTATTTAATGTCTATGGGCCAAATGAGTATCACAAAGGCCGAATGGCTAGTACCATTTACCATTGGTATCAACAAATACAAGAAACAGGACAAGTTAACATATTTGAAAATTCTAATTTGTTTAGGCGAGACTTCATATGGGTAGAAGATGTTGCTAAGACCATATTACATTTTATGAGAAACTACCAACCTAATGTCTATGATCTAGGAACAGGACAAAGTCGAGATTTTGAAACACTAGCTGATATCTTATGTGATACCTGCAATACCGGAACTAAGAAGTTTATAGAAATGCCAAACGATTTAAAATCTCAGTATCAGATAGAAACAAAAGCAGATACTATGTTGCTCTCAGAAGCAGGTATAAATGTTGATGACTTTCTAACTATTGAACAGGGTGTTCTTAAATACGTGGAATATTTAAAAATTAATTCACGCTATTAAAAACACTCTTAAGGGCCACAATTAGATCGCTCATCATAGCATCGTCGTGATATGGTGTTGGCGCAAATCTCAATCGTTCAGTTCCTACATCTACCGTTGGATAGTTAATTGGTTGAACATATATGTTGAACTCATTGAGTAACGTATCACTCATTGCTTTACAACGTTTGGCTTCGCCAACTAACACAGGCACGATATGTGTAGTCGAAATATCCATTACGGGTAGATCATTTTCTTTTAATAACTGCTTTAACTTTGCAGCACGTTCTTGATGTTTAGTCCTAACTTCGCTATGATCTTTTAACCATTTAACAGCAGCCAACGCACCGGCACAGGTTACTGGGCTCATCGAAGTTGTAAAGATAAATCCAGCTGCCACTGAACGAATAGCATCGATCACATCTGCATCAGCAGCTATATATCCGCCTTGGACTCCAAAGGCTTTGCCTAAGGTTCCGTTGATTATATCAATTCGGCTTTCTAACCCCAACTCTTCAACTTTGCCACCGCCGTGCGTTCCATAAAGTCCTACGGCATGTACTTCGTCAATATAGGTTATGGCTTGGTATTTGTCTGCTAGATCGCAAATGTCTTTGATAGGGCTAACATCTCCGTCCATAGAATAAACACTCTCAAATACTATACAAGGAGTATATCCTGATAGTCTAGAGTTTGCTAATTTATCTTCAAGGTCGTTTAGATTGTTATGTTCAAAAATTTGTTTAGCTGCTTTACTATGCTGTATTCCAATAATTAAACTATTGTGATTATTGCTATCTGATATAAATTGAACATTGGGAACAATTTTACTTAGAGCTATCAATGTCCACTCGTTGGCAACATAAGCTGAACTGAACAACAATGCTTTTGATTTATTGTGCAAGGTAGCTAGTTCGTGTTCTAATGCTACGTGATAGTGGCTAGTACCGCCAATATTTCGAGTACCTCCCGATCCCGCACCAGTCATGTCTAGAGCAGTATGCATGGCATCTAAGACAACTTTGTGCTGACCCATACCTAAATAGTCATTAGAGCACCAGTTAACTATGGTCTTAATATTATAAGGCCCGTACCATATAGCAGCTGGAAATTTTCCGGATTCTCGAAGAATGTCATTAAAAACACGATATTTTCCAGTATCTTTTAAATCTAATATTAATTGTTTGAAAGGTTCTTTGTTTATCATAGTATGCTATTTAACGATAAATATTCAATAGAGGATTTGACTATGGCTGATATTGTGCAATTAGATGTACCCTTATTCATTCGTTTGCTAGAACTTGCTCGTGAAGATATTAAGCAAGATGCAGATATTCACGATGTAGCGGAGATTGTTATTAACATGAGCAAAGATGGTCCGGTGACCATGCAGAATTATGATGATATTGTTAATTTTATGAAAAAACAAGGTGATCCTGCAACAGAAGAGTTAGACCGTATCAAACAACTAGGCGGTATACAATGAGAGTACAAGAGATCATTAGAGGCATATTAGATATGCTAGACAATGCTGAACAAACAGAATTGATCCCTAGACCAGATGAGTCAGTGCCCAATGAACAATTCTATGACGACGATGTTCGTAGATTTAGACAGATTGTTGATTTAGCCAATAGCGGAGAGCCTACAGAATATAGTAACACTCCTAAAGAAGAATATGCTAGTATTGAAGCAGTGACCACAGCCGCAGGCGGAGGCCCAAATAAACCTAAGCATGTTAGCGACATTAGAGGTAATAGCCTAAGAGTGCATGGAGATAATTAAATGGCAGCGAACGGTATTTCAACACTTGCAACAAAACAAGCAAGACAACTAGCTAAACTTAATTTAGCTCAAACTAAACGTCAAGCCGCCGGCGACACTACAGCAAACTACTACAGAGAAAATAATACCTACGATATAGATAATCTTCCTACAAAATATTCTAATAATTCTGTTGTTGATAATCCTAATACTGGTGGTCTATTACAAGGACGTCCTTGGATTAACATTGCAGGTATTACCTTTTCCCCAGACATTTATTTTTACAACAGAGTTGGAACTAACAATGAAAATGGTTATTTTGGTCTTGATTTCACCCCCACTAACGATGATCTAACGTTCTTTGATAACCCCGTAGTTGCACCTGTAACTGAAACGCAAGGCACCTTGGTTACATTAAATATCACTTCGCAACCTCAATACAATTCTATTATGTTGCTAGGTTATTTCCTTGCGCCAACGACAGAAACATACACCTTTTTTACTAATACAGACGATGCTAGTTATATGTGGATAGGTCCAGATGCTATCTCAGGATATACTCATACCAATGCAGTTGTACAAAACGGTGGTCTACATGGCACTACTGAACAAAGCGGCACTATTAGTCTAATACAAAATGTTTATTATCCAATTAGGATTATGTTTGGTAATAACACCGGACCTGGAACAATGATTGTGAGTTATTCTACACCTACTATTACTAAAACATCTACCTGGACAGATAGAATATTCCATAACTCTGCAACCAACGGACATTAATAAATGGCTGAACGCAATCAAAGTAATACTACAAATTACGACCATCCTCAGGAGAGCAATCTCCTTAACGTTCATAAGGCCATGGAGTACGATGCTGAAGGTAGGCCAACACTGAGAACCGTAGATAGCCAAGCAGGTTACACTAGCAAGAACCGCATGAAGATATCAGACTACACCACTGACTTCTTCAACACGTTCCAATATGGTAAAGAGACAGATGTTTGGGATGAAAGCACAGAACTAGGTGCATCTGCAACTTGGAACACTAATACCAACTGGGTAGATATGGCAGTGGGCAGCACACTGGGATCTAAAGTTACACGACAGACTCGCAATGTCATGCGATACATTCCAGGACGCAGTAGTACGCTGACCTATGCTGTTAGATTACAAACACCGGTAACAGGCATACGCAGACGCTTTGGCCTGTTCGATGATGCTAACGGATTTTTCTTTGAAGATGCTGGAGTTATAGGTGCAGATGGATTGCCCGAATACAATGTAGTGGTGCGTACCAGCACATCGGGAGTTATGGTTGAGAATCGTGTTCCCCGCAGCCAGTGGAACGGTGACCAGTTAGATGGCCTAGGCAGCAGTAGTATTGTAGCTGATGCTACCAAAGTGCAGATGGTGAGTTTTGAATACGAGTGGTATGGTGCGGGTGAAATTATCATAGGCTTTGTGATCAACGGAGCTACACATATTATTCACACATTCCGCCACGGTAATGTATCTAATATACCTTGGAGCTCAACACCTTTCTTGCCCGTTAGATTAGAAATAGAAAATCTCACAGGTGTAGCAGGTACCCATTATCTCTATCAAGGATCTAACAGCGTTATATCAGAAGGTGTTCCAAGTAAACTGGGTATCGCACAGAATATTACTGGTCCTATCACCGGCAGAACTATGGCGAGTGCCAATACATTCTATCCCATACTGAGTATTAGATTAAAAAGCACCGCATTGAAAGGCATTGTGCTACCTACATTCTTCCAAGCGGCTACTATAGATAACACTTCAGTATTTTACAAACTGGTTCGTAATGCCACACTAACCAATGCTAACTTTGTGGATATGCCCGATGCCAACGCATTTACACAATACGATGTTTCGGCCACTGCCTACACTGGCGGTGTAGATATTGATTCAGGATTTGTTATTGGTGGCGGAGGTACAGGCATTAGGTTAGATCAAAGCACCGAATATCAACTTGGCCGTGGCAGTATGGGCACGGTCAGCGATACATTAACATTATGTATTGCCAGTCCTAACGCTAACAAATCAGCACTGGCCGCAATGACTTGGATTGAACAGAGATGACCTACAGAAAATATATCCGCATAGTAGAAGCTGCCAACAAAGGCTGTCCCATAGCCACCTATGACATCGATGTCAACTTAAAGAATCGCCAGAAGGCCATAGATGCGTATCACTACGGTCCCGCCAATCCCGACGAACCAGAATCATATTGGAAGGATGCCGCAGACACTTGGAACATCAGTGAGAAGACAGCCAAGACAATGAAGTGCGGTAATTGTGCTGCCTTTGACGTATCAGATAAGATGTGGAAGTGCATAGAAGACGGTATTAAAGGCGATGAAAAATCTGCAGATGCAATGGCAACAATTCACAAAGCAGATTTAGGATACTGCAATTTTCTACATTTTAAATGTGCAGGCAATCGCAGTTGCACAGCATGGGTCACCGGAGGAGCGATAGATGACAAAGACCGAACACAATGACGATACTTATCAAAAACTAAAACCTAAATGTTTATGCTGGTGTACCGCACATTGCGGGTTTAGTTGTATGACAGACGACTGCGATTGCAATGAATGTCAGTGTGCTGATTGCCTAGATAAAAATGTCCAGCGTGGTTATAACTAACAACCAGTTTAATCCAAACGGATATTGGGATAAGCCTGTGGCAAAAATGGTTTATCTTCCTACCCCCGAAGACATAGCACTTTTTGATCAAGAAGGTTATGACCTAACCGTAATAGAACAACATTTTGCCTACGGCAATTATGTAAAACCAAAAAAACACAGAGAGTTTATTAGGGCAATAAAAGACGATTGGTTTGTTCAAGGTCAAACTTTTGAAGGTGCTGTGCTTAATCATAGTTATTTGTTTGAACGAAAAGGTTACACAGGTGAAGCTCTTAGAGAATTAAAACATTGGGCTAAAACTTTACCTTTGTTAAACAAAGTAATAGCAATACGTCCAAAATGGGGATTAGACTTTTCTATGGATTGGGTAGACAGAGAAGGTAACGCTTTTGAAGTCTTACATTGGGAATGGGATAGTTTTGTCTATAAAGAAACGCAGGACATGAAGGAGCAGGTAGAACCTATATTAGCCAAGGTCGATTGGATAGATGTAGGCAAGTACATGCTAAAACATAAAGACCAATGGTATCATTTAGATTATTTTGCTCAAGGCGACTGGAAAAGCGATTATCTAGGTATAAGCCCTCAAAAGTTTAAATTAGTAACTTGGCAATAAATAATAGCACTTATTGGAGTTGATATGAAAAAGTTTTTATTAGTATTGTTAGCACTACCGGTGTTGGCATTTGCACAAGGCAAGATGCCAAAGAATTCTGCAACTTATGATGCAAAAATTATTAGAGTGAGCGACGGCGATACTATTGTTATCGCCGCCCCCTTTCTACCAGCCCCGCTCAAGCCCGAACTTGCTGTTAGAATCTACGGAGTTGACACACCGGAAAAAGGACACAGAGCTCAATGTCCACAAGAAGATCAACGAGCGCAACTGGCGAGTAAATTTACAACTCAAGCCCTACAATCCCACCCTAAGCACCAAGTTATTATCTATGGATGGGATAAGTTTGGTGGCCGTATATTGGGAGATATCTTGGTAAACGGACAAAGCATTAGACAAGGACTTATCAGCAACGGTTTGGCTCGTGAATACTATGGCGATGCAAAACAAAGCTGGTGCCAGTAATAGATAAAAAGATCACACTACCTTAGGAACGCTTTGCGTTACAAGTGTGGCCCGGCTGCTGGGCAAGGATGATAGTAGGAGTCGTGCCCGAGGGCATCCTTAAGTGAGCACTAATACAAGAAAGCCCCTTTCGGGGCTTTTTTATGTTCTAAATAAAAACTTCTTGTGTAGGTGTAGCCTTGCTTTATTATACTGAACAGCAGTAATAACCAGAGCAACTGCCCACGGTACAATAACGGCCGCCCAAGGAACTAATCCTGCCCACCAACCAGCCATTAGTGGTTCTTTCATTAGCATTAACATTGCCACAGCAAACAATACAAATGAACCTACAAATACCGTGTCTGGATATTTTTCTAGTATCTTACTAACCAGCCCTGCACCAAATAAAATAATCGGCACACTGATCAACAAGCCAGCGGCAACTAGAATAAAACTGCCATTTGCGGCTGCGGCAATACCTAGTGCATTGTCAATACCCATGACAGCATCGGCAACTACAATAGTACCAATAGCACCCCAGAAAGTGTCCTTGGCTTCTACGTTATGTTCTTCGTTGTTAAATGCCAGTTTCCAACCAATCCACAATAATGCTGCGGCACCTATTGCACGTAGCCCCGGAACCATCAATAGGTATGTCAGTGCCGCAACACTTACAAAGCGAATAGCAATAGCACCAAAGGTGCCCCAAAAGATTGCCTTCTTGCGTAAGTGGTCTGGTAATTTATTAGCCGCCATTCCAATAACAAGAGCGTTATCACCAGCTAATACAATGTCTATCAAAATGATAGCGAGAAATGCCCATAGGGCTTGGAGTGTAAAGAGTTCCATAATCTTCCTTTAAAAGTTATGGTCTCACCTCTTTGTCTATATACCGGACTAGTCTAGTCGTGTTGACGATATATAAAACCAGCCCTGCTGGTTAGTTACTCCCCGTGAGTATTTATATACCTACAACAATGCTGTAAAGTTCTCGCCAATCTTTAACTACAGGATATTCGCATACATGATGCATGTTGTGTCCGTGTTCAATAAGAACAGATTTTAATCCTAATCGATAACCAACATCGGCATTTTGTGGCTTATCTTCAATCCACCATAGTCCGCTATCACGATAGGGTTCTAATGCTTGATCCTTGTCTGCACCTGTGTCTAGGCAAATAACTGATTCGATAGCATTACCAAAGATCTTACGCAAATTCATTTCACGTAATTTCTGTGCATTTTTATCTAGGCTTAGACTAGTGATGACACGGAATTGATATCCGTGTTCTTCATGCAGTCGTTTAACATAGTATGCGCTGTCCCGTAGCGCAGGCAAGAATCCAATGGCTGCTGATTCATTAAAAGTCTTTACAACTTTTTTAGCATCTTTTTCTTCTAGCTCGTTGTAGTGATGATGCAGATAATAGCTTTTCTTGTTATCTGCAGTTAGTGTATAACCACGTTCTTGCATCCAAACTGAGAATGCCCATTCCCAGGAAAGCAAAACTCCATCCGCATCTGTTAAAATTAATTTGTCATGATAATTCATTTTTGCCCAATCTAATAAAACCTTGATAAATAATATTATGTTTAAAGAAAACAAATATTCACATACATATTATAGCATTGTAGAACGAGCAAAGTCAAGAGTGTTAAAAGCCTATTCTGAAACTCATCATATCATTCCAAAATCTATGGGAGGTTCTGATGATCAATCTAATTTAGTAGAGCTTACTGCTAGAGAACACTATATCTGTCACCTTCTCCTTCCGAAAATGACATCTGGGGAAGATAGATATAAGATGATTTATGCTTATACTATTATGTCCGGTAGGAAAATTTACGGTTCTCGGAAGTACGCATTTTATAGAGAAGAATATGCCAAAATAAACAGCGAGTTACGATCTGGTAGCGGCAACGGAATGTGGGGTGTTGATCGTTCGGGAGAAAAGAATACGTTTTTTGGAAAGAAGCATTCTGAAGAAACTAAGCGTAAAATTTCAGAAAAGAAAATGGGACAAGGTAAAGGTATAAAGAAACTTCCGTTTTCAGAAGAAACTAAGAGTAAAATGTCCGTGGCAAGGAAACGAAATTCTAACAAATATTCATTTAAACATCCAGATCACGGAGAGTTTTACGGAACTACCGGAGACCTAGCAAACGCATATAATTTTAGCAGAACTTCCGAAGCATACAAGTTAGTCAAGGGAGAGTATAAGTCTTATAAGGGCTGGGTTCTAGATAAGTAAAAGATGACTATAATAATCGCAACTTTGGTGATGGTCCAAATCACTATAGCATGTGTTACTCTGTATTTGCACAGAAGCCAAACACATCGAGCTGTCCAATTCCACCCAGCAGTAAATCACTTTATGCGGTTTTGGTTATGGTTAACTACAGGAATGGTCACTAAGCAATGGGTAGCTATACACCGCAAGCACCATCAACGCAGTGATCAAGAAGGCGATCCACACAGCCCACAAATATACGGCATATGGCGTGTGTTGTTTGGTGGAGCATTCTTATATCATAAAGCTAGCAAAGATCGTATAATGGTTGAGTCTCTGAGCAAAGATACTCCCAACGACTGGATTGAAGAAAACTTATACACCCCGCACAGCCGTCTCGGCATTCTCTTAATGTTGATCATAGATCTGTTGTTATTTGGGCCGTGGGGCTTCTTGGTGTGGGGTGTTCAAATGATATGGGTGCCGTTCTTTGCCGCCGGAGTTATTAACGGATTAAGCCATTGGTGGGGTTATCGCAACACCAATACTAATGATACTAGTCGTAATTTATGGCCTATTGCATTTTGGATTGGGGGTGAAGAATTACACAACAATCACCATGCCGATGGCGCTAATGCAAAGTTTAGTCAGAAACGTTGGGAATTTGACATTGGTTGGATGTATATTAAAATTTTAGAATTTTTAAAATTGGCAAAAGTTAGGTAATAAGAAAGGGTCCTTAAAGGACCCTTTCTATTTACTATAATATAATATACTGCTATGCAGCCAATAATCTATAAACTAATATTTATTTCTTAGAAGCGCCTGCATTTACAAAGCTGTACATTTTTTCTGCTGTTTCTAGAACTTTCTCAAGTCCTGGGTATGTAGGCATATCAACTTTGCTAACGATTTGTCCAGTTTTCTCATCGCGTTGGGCAGTTAATTCCCAACCTTGGAATTTAACATGAAAATCTTGTGCAACAAGATCCTTAGCCATTGCTAGAATGTCTGTACGGATTTCGTAGCCGTTCTTGTTAAACTTAACTTCTGGTAGTTTTGGTGCTGTAAAAATTTCTGACATTTTAAATCTCCTGTGTGTAATGTCTGTTGTTAACAACTACTTCTGTTTCGCTGTTAACTTATTATATATGCCTAAAGATAAAAAAGCAACTTATTTTCTGAACTTTTTTATTCGTTCTTTGATAAGTTTTACCACTTCATCACTAAGCACTACTTCATAGTGGTTGTATTCAACTTCCACTAATTCCATATCTTTGAGATACTTTTGACTACTGATCGTAACAACCCCATCGTTGGGCTCAACTATAAACGGACTTTGCCCTTTCAGCGTAACAATATTAGTCCAAGGATGCTGAATCTTTATTTTACTTGCCTGCTGCATGGCCCAACTACTGGGACCAATATCACGCATCAATCTGCTAAAAGGCAAGAAGAATTTAGCAAATTCTGCAACCTCTGCTCCGCCGTAGGGCGTACTCAGCGTTACCGCTCCTAATACCTGCTGCGGTATAATATTAGCAAGGTGTAGACTATAGATACCGCCCAAACTATGTGCAATAAACACAATGTTTTCCACATTGGTTAATTGACCTGCAATGTCTTTTAGATTGTTTTCAAAACCATTACGGCTGTCATAGTTAACATCAATTCCGCTACCTATTTTGCTTCTAATATAGTTAAAACTTTCACTGGTAGCACTTGCCCCATGAATATAAACTAAGGTCATGGTTTACTCCCATGGACTAGGTGCTGGAATTTCGCAAGGTCCTTCTGCTGGTTTTGTTCCGTAATCAGCTGGAGTAATGATTTCCAAATACTCCATGTCTGGGCTGTAGTCGTACAGGTAGTGTACTATGCCTGGACGTTGTTGTACGCAATCTCCAGCTTCAACTAGGTGTATTTTGTCTTCGTACATGAATTTTGCCCAACCCTTTAACATGTAAACGATTTGAAACTCGGCCACGTGAATGTGCCATCCTGTTCCACCTGAATTCTCTGGGGGCAAGTTAGCTTTGGTAATATGAGCAAGCACACGCCCATGTGTTGCATCCGCCACGCCAAGATCTTTGTAAAGGAAAAAGTCACGGAGACCGCCACCTTTAAACTCTACTTCAGATCCCTTAACGTGTGAAAATTTTGTAGTCATCTAGAAGACTCCTTCTGTGTGTGTATTTACTTCTTGCAGGGCAATATTTTATTTGGTCAGCATCAGTGTTTTAGCTTCTTCATGCATTCCGCAACGTGCTAGATGAGAAGCTGCTTTGGCTCTGCCAATACTTTCAAAAATTTCGTAAAGTACGTTTAAAAAGTTTTTCATAGATAAGATTCCTTTTGAGAATTGAATTGTTGGATATAGTGTTCCAATTGTGCGGCATCGGTAATGCCTTTGGTGTTTAGATAGCTGTCTAAACGGCTTTGATAACTGCTACCTGGAAACATTTCTGATAAGCGTTCCATGATAGATAACATCTTTTGTGATATATAGTTCATTTGGTTCCCTGTAAGTGTGTGTAGACTCAGTGTTTCTACTGAGTATTTAGTCCGCTCTTGTGCAATCGCACAAAAATAACAACCTTGACACAGAATAATAATTAATGTAAAATAGTTTTAAATTGAGTTAAATACACTATTATTTGGACAATCAATGAAATTAAGAACTCGTTCTATTCTACAAGAACTTAATAGTATTGCTGAAGTACGTAGCACCGATGCATTAATCGAAAGTCGAGCTACGAATATTATAAATTCAGCAATTAATTTGCTTGAAAGTATTCACAAGCATTATGATCCGGCAGAAGCGGACGAGCTTGAACGCCGTTTAATAAATGCTATTAAAGGACAGGATACTGCTAAATTTACACGTGGCGTGAGAAAATTTGCGGAATCACGTAAACAAAAGAGAAAATTAGACGAATCAAATGACAACTAATCTATTTGAAGGTGGCAATGTTTTTAAAGGCCCAGATAAAGAACCGTTAACACAGCGTATCGCTACGGGCGACGTACCTGAAACTATTTCATGGATTGAACAAGTAACAGGTCTAGACTTTACCAAAGACCTAAGCCCCGATGACGGAAAACCAATGAAATGGTTGGGCACCACTGGTCGTAAAGAACACCCAGACGGAACATGGGAATTAAACAGCTCTGGCGATTTAGATCTAAGCGTTGATGCCAACGAAGTAGACAAGAAAGAATTTGCTTCTAAATTAGCTAGTCAGTTTGGTAAAGAAAATGTAAAATTAAGTGGCGATAGCGTACATTTAAAAACACCAATTAAGGGCGATGATGCAAACGGTTTCGTGCAAACAGATTTTATGTTTAGCACAAATCCCCTATTCCAACAAGGTAGTATGTTAGGTGGCCAAGGTTCGTATCGAGGAGAACATCGACATATTGTTCTAAGTAGCATTGCTCGTGCCAGAGGATTAAAATATAGTCCTAAATTTGGTCTAGTTGATCCTGAAACCAACGAGCCTGTGCCAAACGGAGACGACTGGAATAATATTGCAAAAGAATTGTTAGGACAAACAGCCACAATCAAAGATATTAGATCAGTAGATACAATTTTAAATTATATTAAAAAACTTCCTAACTACAACGAATTGATAGCAGCGGCTAAAGAAACACTGGGAAAACAAGGAATAGAGCTTCCTGAAAATACAATATCATTTGAAAGCAAGCAAACTGGAACGCCCGCATGGTTCCGTAGAATGATGGAAGCAATAAAATGAGAGCATTTGAATTTTTAACAGAAGCCGAGGCGGCCCCTGCTCCTAAGAAAGTAGGCAGAGAGTTTAATCACCTAGAGGATCTAGTGTTCACTGAACCAGGCGGTGCAAAACGTGCTGTTGAGGTCCTTAAAGGACTATCTCAAGACGCCAAAGACGTCAGCATCAAATGGGATGGTAATCCTACGGTCTATTGGGGCAGGGATGAAGATGGTACTTTCCGAATGGTGGGCAAGAATAATTGGGGCAGAGAAGAAGGGAAAAGCAACAGCCCAGAAGAGTTAAAACAATTTATCAACAGCAGAGGCAAGGGCGAAGAATGGAGAGCTAAATTTGCATCCG